ACCACACTCACAACTATGATCCATACAAGCCATTAGGAATCCTCCTGATCTCCGTATCCCCTACGTCCTGCTGTGGCCAGGTGGATCAGGAACCTGACCAGACCTACCTGCCTGAATCCTTCTGATATTAGCTTACGATGTATATGAAGCAGTTGCTCCACATCATTCGTCAGCACTCTCACTCGTCGTCGGTCCGTTGATATGTATCTGATCCTCATCCTAGTTTCCTTTCAAAAAGTTATGTTACCCCATCCCCCATCCATAATAAGTGAATAATCTACTGAACCAAATTCCCAGTGCTACCGTAGCAAAGAACCAAAGGATTGCTTTGGCTATTTTCTTATGTGTCTCTTCCATGTTCATCGTAGACTCCTTTTCATCGTTGTAAAAGCCCCTGCCAGCATACAACTGGTCAGGGGTTCCCCAAAAGGCCAGGCAAACGAGAGTCTCACCCAACCTACTTAGCCACCAAACGGCAGCTATGTTTTACAGCCCACACCCTCCTGTCTCTCCAATACTTCTTCCCGCATAATGCGTACATTCGCAGGAGCCTCAATGCAGATGGTTGCCCTGCCGGATGATATAGATCGAATTTCGATTCTAATATCATTGCCAATAATAATCTTCTCGCCTGCTTTTCGTTTCAGTATCAACCCCATTATTTTTTCTCCGTAAAAAGGTTATGGAATATTTCCTGTTTCTCATCAGTCTTCTTACACGCAATTCTTAACAGATCCATCGACCCTGCAAAGTCCTCCGCAGGCATATCGAATATCATGGGTCGCATATCCCATACATACATAGGCTGTTGGATAGACTGCTTCTCAGCCAGTCCATAGAATGTCACTGTCTGCCCATCGAAACTGGCGGATAGGTAGAAATCTGTATCCTCCTTTTCCAGTCGGTAGTTGGAGATGCGTATTCCCTCCATACCTGGATACAGTCCAAGGTTTGAAGCAAAGCGACTACAGATAATGAACTTGCTCAGTCCCAGCGTGTGATCCTCAACAATGACATCAACATCATTGTCATCACAGTAGTTGCACTCATGCCAGATCTTCATCTGGGTACACCACTTTGAGAATGCCCAACCGCAGATGCAGTCCAGCAACATTACAGAAAAGGATCTGCTCCTGCCAGCGTAGTTGGGATAAGGGTCTTGCACCCTGTTTTTCTCTGCGTAAATCTTAGCGTTGGCTCGCACCCACTCTGGTACAAACACGTAAACCAAATCCGGGTTCTGGTTGTCAAATGAAAACATCCTGTTTCCTCCTCGTTGACTCCTAATTTCAAAACACAAGTCTAGTGCAATGTATCGGACTGATGCAATACCATACTTTAGGTTTCATAGATCTTTTTACCAATGATCGCATCCCTTCCCATTTGCAACTCCATCCAATAGCCTCCCATTGGCCTTGGTCCCATCCCTTTTTCTACAGCCCAACCCTCGGCACCATCGGTGTATTCATCCTTGTATGTGCCGCATCGAATCATATCAATCTTCTTGGTAACCAATGTCATCTTCTGGTTGAGGTAGGTTCTGTGGATCGGGAACGTGCCCTTCTTGTGTATGTGCCCACACACATAAACATCTGCCTCACCTTGCAACAGGTACTTCTGAAATGCTGTGATCTGTTGTGAGAATGCTCCCCCTGATCCATACCCATGGTGAGAGTAGATAGTAAATGAGTTACGTGAGTTATGTAGTCCACAGAACACCCGTATCCAGTTACCGTACCCACCAGCGGATACATTGCATTCAGGTTCCTTCATCCTGAGCATCGTGGTAAAGCGATCAATCAGGTCTACTTCATGCCGCTTCAGTATGCTTGTCTCATGGTTACCAGGACAGACCACAGCCAGGTTCTTGGCATAGGGCTTCCACCAATTAACTGCATTTTCAACCAGTTTATCAAGGTAGTTGGGATGGTCATCCTCCGGCCTGACTGATGTAGCCCCACGGGTTCGCCTGGGGTCCCATGCCCCCATCATAGCGCAGAAAAAATCACCGAACACACATATAACTGCATCAATTTCCAGAGCCTTTTCCAGATCTTTTTTCAGCATCTCTCTATCGCAATGTGGATTATCAAAATGGATGTCTGAAATAAGCAGCATATGCTGTGTTGATTTCAAACTACGAAACTTGAATCGGACTTCCTGTATGTTCCGACTAATTCTTTTTGTTGTAATCATACCTGCATTATACTTTACGCTTCACTGGATTCTATCTCAATTAAACGCTTGAGGTAGAACATAGCCTTCTCCAGATCCCGTATTTGCAGTCTGTTCGAGGTATGTTTATGTTTATATCGGACAAGGTATTTAAGAATCTGTCCCTGGTGGAATGTCAGATCAAGACCTTCAATTGCTTCCAGACACTCCATTGTCCCCCGTGTGTAATGAGGGGGTTTGTTGACCACATCTTTAGCTTTCGGCATTTTTCATGTACTCCTGAATAAAACGTATGTCCGAGTCTGCAAGAGGTCGTACTGTGGGGGGACACAATACATTTTTTTTTTATACATAGACCGCTTCTCTCTGGTGTGGTCATTCCAGCGATCTTTGAAGCACTCTGTGATTCGTATGATTCGTTTGTTCATGATCTCCTGTGCTTCATTGCACATATCCATTTGAACCAGTGCCCGATACTCATCGTCAGACGGGTTGTCTGGTGGCATGTTAAAGCGACCCAGATCCTGAAAGTCTGCTTTCATGCACCACTTCTTGTGACATGCACGACAAAGATCATCCCTATCAGGGAACTTTGCCTTAGTTTTGGGACACCATTTACATCTACTGGACATCATCTCTACCAGTCTGAAAAGTGTTGTTTTTGGGCATTGAACAGCATCCTGACCGCTGACTTGCGAATCGGACCGTTACGCCTCTTGATAAAGTGAATGTCAGCACAGTTTGGATTAGACCCCTTGTCACCGCTCCTGCCCCACCAATACAGACCAGCAACCAGATCAGCGTCCTGCTCTAGCTGACCTGACTCTTTAAGGTCACTGGCAAGGAATTCGATGTTGGTGCGTTTCTCTACCTCTCTTGATGCCTGACACAAGGCAATCATTGCAACATTCTCTTCACGGGCAATAGATTTTAATCTAAGGCTGATGTCGGACACCTGCTCATACCTGGTCGCTTTGTTGGATCGTAAAAGTTGCACATAGTCTATCACAACAGCATCAATTTCGTATCCATTTTTGAATGCCCGTATCTCCCGTTCAACGTCCTCTATACTGGATACGCTACGGAAGTGGGGTGGAATCCATCCCTTGTAATATTCTTCAACCATAATCGAATACTTGTCTTTGTTTTCTATCCAGTCCTGTTCATCACAAACCCCTGTAATCTTCATCAGGCTACGCCTACCGACCTCAATAGCACTCATTTCAGCGTTGAGCATAAGGGCAGGGTGTCCATCTCTGGCTGCGTTCTCAAGCCACTGTGCCCCAATGGCAGATTTACCATGTCCTGGTCGAGCCATGATCAGTGCCATCTCACCCTTGGCTATACCATCTATCGAATTATCAATCCCAGGTATCCCGAATTTGACATAATTCCCTTCCTTCATGCTAGCAAGTGAAGCGATAGCACATTCCCTGAAGTCGCCTGTGGGATGCGAGGATACATGCTTGGGGATTTGTTTAAGTTCATAGGCTCTGGAAATAGCCCCCTGTCTGAAGTCCTCACGACCCGCCTTATCGTATCCATGCTTCTCCCCCCACTGCTTGAGTGTCTGGTCAATGTCATCAGGGTGCATGAACTCATCCAGCATTGCCATAACCAATGACATGACACAGGCACTCTTGGATTTATCCTTGAGTCCCTCCAGATCACCCTCCCATCTACGTGCCAGGAGTCCTGATGGTCTGTTAGCAATCCGTTTCTGGATCACAGGGTGTATTTCATCTGCGTCCCTCCTGACCGTCAGGGGTTTCATCCTGATCCCCAGTCGTGATGTGATCACCTTCAACTCGGCCACATCCGTCACCGTGAAATCTGGATACACAGTAGCCCAGTTCTCAAGGACATCCACGAAACGGGATTTGTTGTAATGGGGTAGCCGGATTAGATTCCCCAGCCCCTTACCTGTAAGTCGATCCTGTCTGGGATAGATCTCCGGCATGGGCAGGTCAAGATGGTTGGACACAGCAACGAAGAAGGATCTTGGCATCCATGCCTCAACGGGTGGTTCAAATAGCAGCCATACATGGGAACCAACTCCCGATGCACTCACCTCAACGTAGGGATGTAGCCCCTGTTGCTCCAGGAATGCGAAAAGGATCTCTGTCTTTTCCACCCATGCAGTGTCAGGGTTATCTGGATGGGAGTCAAAGTCCACGCAGGCCACATGGACATTGCTATCCCTGTTCAGTACATAGATGCCAATGCAGTTCTTACCAGAGAGATGTTGATCTTTGAATTCACCAACAGTGAATGGGTTGTTTAGTGCGTGAGGGCGAAAGCTGGCACCATGCGGTTGCATTGCAAATGTTTCATCGTTGCCCTTGAAGTGTTTTAATAATGATTCGATGTATTCATCCGTTAATCCAACTCGATCCATCTAGGACCTCCAAACTCCTCGTTACTGTTTTGCTTCCATTGCTCATGGTCATCCTCGAACCTATCATGATTGAGAAATGTACTCATGTGTAGACAATAATTCCCTTCATCCTTAACTCGTTGCTTTGGCCATGCCTTCTCATACAACTTGATCTTCTGGAGGATGTACGACTCATGGCTGCTTGACATGACCAGATCTGGTCGTTGAGCCGCTACACGTTCCAGTGCGTCCTTGTACGCCTTAGCTGCCCCCATTTTATTTGTCCTCTTCGGGTAGTGCCCCCATGCTTTCTCGAACGCAAGGGTATAGAGTTCATTTGACTTGACTTTGGTTACCCGCTTCCTGGTCTTCTTTTGCTCTGTCATCAGGACAAGAAGATCTCGTATCTCCACGAGCAGTGATT